TAACCGTAGCAATTCAGGAGTTAAAGAAAGGTCTTGAAGAATTAGTGAATCCTGTAAATCAAATTGTGGGCGCAGCAAACGCTATTGGTGATTCATTCGCCCAGTCATTCAAAAGTGTTATTGACGGCAGCGCGACAGCGCAAGAAGCATTAGCTGGATTCTTCAGAAATATTGCGAGTTACTTCCTTGATATGGCAGTGCAGATCATTCAGAAGATGATCACGATGTATATCTTGAACACCGTTGTTGGGTTGCTGCCTGGTAGTGGCTCGGCTCCTAGCTTCGGGAGTGGAGTTGGCTCACTGCCGCTTTCTGGTGACTACAGCGGCCTCTCAGGTACTCCATTCGCGAAAGGTGGAGTATTCGCCAAGAACAAGATCGTGCCTTATGCCAAAGGCGGCATCGTCAATAAGCCCACGATGTTTGCCTACGCCAACGGTGGTACTGGCAGGTTCGGGCTCATGGGTGAAGCTGGTCCTGAGGCTATTCTTCCCTTACGACGCGGTCCAGGCGGCAAGTTAGGTGTTCAGGCTTCTGGCGGTGGTGGCGTTTCAGTTGGTAACATAAATATTACAGTTGAGAACAAAGGCGATCAATTGAATCCTGCAGCACAAAAGCAGCTAGCCGGTCAGGTTCAAGGTATCGTGTTATCAACGCTGGCGAATGAGCGCCGTAGCGGAGGAATGCTCTAATGACCTATTTATCTTTCAATGACATCAAGCTTGAACGGACCACTTCCATAAAAACAACTTCAAGAGTGCAAAGGGCTCAGTTTGGGGATGGTTACAGTCAAGTTTTGACTGATGGCTTGAATGCAGACGTTGAAAGGTGGGATTGCACTACTGGTCTTTTAACCAATGAAGAGGCTTATTCAATTGAAAGCTATCTGCTTTCAACAAGAGGGCAGGCAATTAACTGGATCAGTCCATTAAATACTAAGACGTTCTCTAGGCCGTTTGCTTCTGGTCAGCTCAAGCTTGGATATACAAATTTAAGCGCATTGACTTTGACCGGATATACAAGGCCAGCTAATTACACGGCCAATCTTGTAACGGGTGTTCTAACGTCTGTTGACATTGCTGACGGGACGGTAGTCCCAATTTCATTGACTCTTGCGGCTAAGAATTATCTTTTAGATGACGGCTGGACTTTGACGCCAGAGACGCCAGCATACGCTCGAATCAAGTTTGGCCTTACGCAGGTTTATGTATGACGCAAACGCCTCCTAACGCTGAAGTTTTTAAGCCACAGCTGCCGCAGATTATTGATCTGTTTACGCTCGACATTACAGCAATTTTGCCTTCTGGCTCGTCAGACCAAGCGATTTATAGATTTGCAAATTGGTCACAAGTTAATGGCGCTGATGTTGTCTATCAAACGAACACTTATACGGCGTTGCCTCTAGAGGCATCAGGGTTTGAGCTAAACACCAAAGGGCAGTTGGCGCGTCCAAGCTTGACGTTTGCAAACGTAGGTCTTGGCATTACCGCTTTGACCAACACTTATGAAGATCTTGTTGGCGCAACGGTCCAGAGGATTCGCACGTTAACGACTTATCTTGACGGTGCTGAAGCTGCTGATCCAAACGCTTACTGGGGGCCAGACGAATGGATTGTTGAGCAAAAAAGCAGCGAAACTAAGTTAGCGGTATCTTTTCAGCTGGCGATTCCATTTGATCTTGAAGGACGTGCATTGCCTGGTCGCAGGTTGTTGCGTGAGCAATGTCAGTGGAGATATAGAAGCAATATTGGCTGCCATTACAGTGGAAGCAATTATTTCAACGCTAATGATCAAAGCGTTGCCAGCCTTAGCAATGATGTTTGCGGAAAACGTTTAACCAGTTGTCAACTAAGGTTTGGTAATACGTCAAGGCTGCCATTTGGCGGCTTTCCTGGTCTTACGGACGCAATGGGCTAAACGATGCTTTCTCAGTACAACAATCCGATTACGGGCGAACAGCAAGCAAGCATCCGTGCTTATGCAGAAGAGGCTCACCCTGTTGAGGCTTGTGGCTTTGTGCTTGTCGATGGAACGGTGGTGGAATGTACCAACACCGCAACACAGCCTGACACGTTCGTTATCAGTGCAGAAGAGACGGCTTTGTACTTAGACGATGCTGTTGCTTCGTGGCATAGCCATGCAGATTACGCAAGCATGAGCTTTGCGGACATTAATGCTTCCAAAGCGTTGAATTTGCCGTATGTGGTCTTTAACTGTGCCAGCACAGAGTTCTATTACTTTGATCCGCGCCAGTCAGTAGGTCTGGTGGGACGTCCGTGGATGTATGGCGGTTATGACTGTTATTCAGCAGTCCGCGATTGGTATGCGCAGGAAATGGGCGTTGAGATGGCTGATTATGAACGCTTGTACGAGGGTGAATGGTCTCAGCGAGGTTTTACGCATTTTGAGGACAACTTCGCGGCTGAGGGCTTTTTCAAGATTCCTAAGACCGTTGATTTGCAACGTGGGGATGTGTTGTTGTTTCGGATCAGGAACGATCACACTTGTAACCACGTTGCAGTATTTGAGGACGTAGAGGCCAATCAGATTTATCAGCACTTGGTTGATCGGGACTCAGCAATAATGGCTTACAGCGGCTATTTCCGCGATAATACGTTCATGGTTCTGAGGCGCGACGGCTAATGGTTACCATCCGGTTATTAGGAGAAGCTGGTCGGCGTTATGGACGCAGGTTTCAGCTTGCTGTGAAGACACCTGCTGAGGCTTTAAGGGCACTGTGCTTGCAGATCCCTGGGCTTAGACAGTATTTGCTGGAGTCAGGTGAAAAGGGGGTCGATTGGCGCGTTGTAACTGATCATGCGGAAGGGCTTGATGAAGATCAGATGTTGTGGCCGCTGAGTAAGCGGATGGTGTTAGCTCCATTGCCTGCCGGTCGTGGTGGAGTGGGCAAGATTGTTGCTGGCGTGGCATTGGTTGCTGTAGCAGTTTTATTTGCGCCTGCCGGTTTACTGGCTGGATCCGTGTTTGGTTTCACTCTTGGTTCCTCGGCAGCCATGGCTGTTGGCGCAATCGGCGCTTCACTGATCTTTGGTGGCGTAGCAGACCTGTTAACACCAACGCCCAAGATGCCCAATGTTAAAGGCGGTGGCCTGGGTGGCGGGTCGAGTTCAACATCAGGTCGGGATAGGGATGAACAACTGAACAGCTTTGCCTTTGATAAGTCGAACGCGAATACAGTGCAAGGAGACGTGGTTCCTGTTCTTTACGGTGAGCGCATCATTGGCGCTTTGCCTGTTCTGAGCTTTGGCCTTGAATTGCAGAATTACTTGTGATGGACGATCAAACCCAAGTGAACAACCTAGAGGTCAGTGGTGCTGGCGGTGGTGGCGGTGGTCGCAGTACCCCTCCGACAAAACAGGTTGTCAATCAGACAGTTGTTGTTCAGAATCCATCAAGACAGCCAGTCGTTGAAGCTAATAACTTATTTTCAGTTGCATTTGCGAAAACAGTTTATGCGCTAAGCGAAGGTGTCCTTGAAGGCTTTCCTAATGGCATCAATAAGGACGTTTACCTTGACGGCGTTCCAATTCAAAATCCTAATGGGAAAAATAATTTTGAGGGTTTTACGCTTAAGTCAAGGCTAGGCGAAGACGAAACACAAACACCTATTAAAGGATTTAGTACAACTGAGAATACTGTTGGCGTCAATGTAAACGTCACGCAGGCTTCTGGTGCGATTACAAGGGCAATTACAGATACGGACACAGAGCGTTGCCGGGTAATCATTGCCTTACCTTCTTTGCAGGCTCAAAACGAAAGCAACGGAGACATCTCTGGCACAAGCGTTCAATTTAAGATCCAGGTCAATTCAAACGGTGGCAGTTATACAACTATCTCTTCGCCCACCATTAGCGGAAAATCAAACAGCGAGTTTCAACGCGCTTATGAGTTTGACCTACCTGGCACAGGCCCTTGGAACGTGCGACTTACAAGACTGACATCTGACAGTAGTAGTAGTTTTATTCAGAACACAATTAATTGGCAGAGCTTTGTCGAAATTATTGATGAAAAGTTCGCTTATCCAAATACCGGCCTTGTCGCGCTAAAGGTTGATGCAAGGCAGTTCAACACGATCCCTGATGTATCAGTCAAGCTTCGCGGTAAGCGTGTTCAGGTTCCTACCAATTATGACGCTGCAACTCGTACCTACACGGGGTTGTGGGACGGAACGTTTCAGATGGCATGGACCGATAACCCTGCTTGGATCTTCCGTGACATCGTTCTAAACGAACGCTTTGGCGTCAAACGTTATATCAATTCTATTGCGATTGACCCTTGGTATCTTTACACCGTTTCTCAGTATTGTGATGAACTTGTGCCGTCTGGCAGTGGTGGAACGGAGCCTCGTTTCACTTGCAACGTTTACTTGCAAAATCCAGGCTCGGTCTATCAGGTTCTTAATTCACTGGCCTCTTGTTTCCGGGGTCTTATTTATTACAGCGAAGGTGAGCTGTATTTAACGCAGGACCGAGAGCAAGACGTAGTTCAGCAATTTAGCGAAGCCAATGTTATTCAAGATGTAGGCGAAGACGGAAAGGTCTCGTCACCATGTTTTAGCTATACGGGTTCGGCCAGGGCAGCACGTAAGACCGTAGTTTTAGCAAACTGGGATGATCCAAATCAAGTTTATTCAAGCGTCACAGAGTACCAGCAAGATGATGAGCTACTGGACAAGCTTGGGTATAACCCTGTTGATCTTCGCTTGATTGGCGTTACCTCTCGCGGTCAAGCTTTACGTGCTGCCAAGCATACGCTTTTCAGTGACAGGTATGAAACAGAAAAGGTTAGTTTCCGCATTGGAGCGGAAGGCATTGCGGCTGGCGTTGGCGAGATTATTAAAATTGCTGACCCATTAAAGCAAGGTCAACGTTTAGGCGGTCGCATCGTAGCTGTTGACGGAAACTTTATTACAGTCGATGCAGTCTTAACGTTATCGCCTGGAACTGACTACACGTTGACTGTTGTAATCCCTGAAGGGGAGACGGTTACCAACAATGATGGCTCGACAAAAGTAAATCCAAAGCTAGAGGTTTTAACTGTTGTCAGCTCTAGCGATATTGGCTTTCAAACTTTTGACGAGGGTAATATTTTGACCGAGGACTCGGACGAAGTAATAACGCAAAGTGCTGATAATTTAATCGCTCGATATGCTTCAAGCGACGCAACTACAACTATGTTTGAAGTGAGTTCAGCGGTGCCAACACAGGTCGGCGCTTTATGGGTGCTTGAGTGGACATCGATGAAGGCTGCGACTTATCGGATCATCTCAATATCAGAAGTTGAGTCTTTGATTTATCAAGTTGAAGCTATTCAATACAACAGCAGCAAATATGATTACGTTGACAACGATTTGCCCGTAGCGATACCAAAGGATCGCTTTACCCTTCAGCCCGTTGGTGTGCCAGCAAGCGTTGGCGCAATTCTTGTTTATTCAAATGGTCAAACATCAATTCTGGCCTCATGGCGTGCTCCTCAAGTAAATAATTCAATTGATCTTTTAGTAAGGGGTTACAGGTATCAGTGGAGAAAGGTTGATGACACGGAGTGGTCAAGCATTGCTGCATTGCAAGCAACAGCAGTCGAAATACCTCTTTCGACTCACACTTTCGGCAATGCGTATCAAGTTCGCGTTTCTTCTGTAAATCGTTTAGGCAGTCAGTCTGACTGGGTTGTTTATGACGTTGATCCCTTTGATCCTATTCCTGATTTGAGTGATGTTGCTTTTGGGGCAACGGTTACGCACGCCAATCAACCAGATGGCACTCAATTAATCATCGTTGATCCTGGTACATGCCCGATTTTGCCTCGAATTAGTGGTTTTAAATGCTGGGTCAAACCTAGAAACCTTTCTTCTGGCGAAATTCCTGGAGTCAAGCCGCCTAACGATGATGGCTGGTATTTCTTGGCAGACATACCTTTAACTGGTTACTACACCGTTGCGTTCCATGCTCCAGATACTTACGACGTTCGCGTTAATTTTACGAGTTCAATTTTTGGCGAAAGTCCAAGTGATTACATTTATGACTTTGTGGAGCGCGGCGAAATTGCGCCTCCCACTCCAAGCAACTTTAGTGTTGTTGAAAATCAAAACAGTAGTGGCAAGCGTTTTAGCTGGCAATTACCCACGACAGAGTATGGCAGTTGGGACCAAGGTCTTGTTGCTGATGTCGTGAGTTACGAAGTCAGGTATAAAAACGGAAATATTGCCTTAAATATTATTGGGTTTGATGTTCAGACCGATCTTGTAACAGTAAAAACAGCAACGGTTATCGGTACTCGCGTCAATCAACACTTGTTAGATGTTGGTGATGAAATTGTGTTCGCCGCATCATCCGGCACGCTGCCTACTGGGATTTCTGACGGGGTAACTTACTACGTCGCAAGCGATGGCTTTACAAGTACAGCATTTAAAGTTAGCGCAACAAATGGCGGGGCGGCTATTAATTTTAGCGGAACTGCTAACGGCACTTATAACGTCGCTGGGCCAGCGGATTTAAAAACTCGACTAGACATTACTGCTAGCTGGGGGGCTGGGATAGAACTTGCCTCGGGTGGCTTGCCTGCTCAACAGCAATGGTTTGAAACTAGCTTGTTCGATGTAGATCGTTACGTTGTGATGGTCAAGTCAGTTGATGCAACGCAATGGCGTGCAGATATTCCGGCGTATGTGTTGGTAAATATTGGCGCTCCTCCAATTAGCAACGCAGTTCAATCAATTGATGCTAAAAATGCGCCAACCAACAACTGGCCTGGAGCCTATGACAACTGCTCTGTTGTCGGTGGCAGCATCGTTCAAACAGATCCAACATTGGACTCTTATTTTACCTGGAATTTTGACAATAATAATCTTGAAAGCGCATTGCTTCTGTCTACGACGGCAACAGCAACATATTCTCATTCGCTAGTAGCCTTAACAGGTGAAGCGACTGAAATAGCGCAAGAAAATGATTTTAATGTTTTGCAAGAAGACAAGCCTCTTGTGATAGATGTTTCTAATAACAATTTCTCAATTCAAAGAAACGGAATCACTGTTGAACATAACTTAAATCTCAACGACACTTTAGAATTTGTCGCTGTTTCTGGATCTCTCCCCACGGGAATATCAGCAAGCACTCTTTACTATGTGGTATCCACTGACCTAACGCTTACGACATTTCGAGTTGCTTCCAGTCAGGGTGGTACTGCAATAGTTCTGACCGGTTCTGCGTCTGGAACTTATGCGGCTTATGGATTCAAAATATTAGGCGAGCAGAGATATTACGATCTCAATGAGCTAACAGAAGGCGGTATTGTTCACCCTTATGCCCCATATGAAAAACTTCTTGGCGACGTGTATCGCGTTGAGACTCGCTTTAAAAGCCCTGACGGTGGGACGACTGCTGGCAACATCACGGCATTAACGGCTCAGCTTGACTATCCCGACGTGATCGAGAAGCAAAACGATGTTTCAATTTCTAACGTTGGAACGGCAGTAGCGTTGACCAAAACATTCCGAGCGGTTTCAAGCGTTTCGATTACAGCTCTTCAGACAGGTGGAAGCACTGCTGTTACGGCTGTCGTTACGGCTAAAACCACCAGCTCCGTTACTATTAAGTGTCTGGACTCCAGCGGGACCGGGGTCACTGGCCTTGTTGACATCACAGTAATTGGTTACTAATGGCTGACGCACGCATTTCTCAGTTACCAGCCGCAACGACGGTTGATAGTCAAGACATTGTTCCGTTTACAAGCATTAGCGCGAGCGAGACGCGCAAAATTACGGCTAACAACCTGGCAATCAGGCTGGCGCAGCTGGGTCTAACGGTTGGAACGACTGTTCCAACAAGTCCTTACAACGGTCAGCTTTGGGTTGACACCAGCACAAACCCGCCAGTTCTGAAGGTTTATAACGGTGCAAGCTTTACAATTGTCAGTTTTCTGCCTGGTTCGTCAGTTGCTACAAGTCCAAGCAGCACAGCACCTTCGGGTCCAGCTTTAGGTCAATTATGGCTTGATACATCTCAAACGCCGGATGAGTTAAAGGTATATGACGGCGCGGCTTTCGTTCGGGTTGACCCTCAAGGGATTACTGATGCTGATGCTGCCTCTAAATATCTACAAATCACGAACGCTGCTCTTACATATTTGCCATTGGCTGGCGGGACGCTAACGGGAGACCTGACCCTGACAGGCTCTCCAACGACGACAAATATGGCCAGCAATAAGGGGTACGTTGATGCTCAAATTGCTGCGATTCCGGCAGTAACTGACCAGACGCCTGCTGGAACGGTTATTTATTCAGCACGATCTACCGCTCCAACTGGTTACATAAAAGCAAACGGTGCTGCGATTAGTCGATCAACATTTTCAGTGTTGTTTGCAGCGATCGGGACACAGTACGGCGTTGGTGATGGGTCTACCACGTTCAACGTGCCTGATTTGCGTGGTGAGTTTATCCGGGGCTGGAGTGATGGTCATACGGTTGATAGCGGTCGAACGCTAGGCAGCAACCAAGGCGATCAGAACTCATCGCACAATCACGGCTTATCCGGAGGTGGCGTCTCTGGAACATTCGTAAGAAGTGTTTCGTTGAACAAGCAAAGCAACGAAGTACCCAATAGCCCTGACGAAGTTAATGTTCTTAATACTCAAACGAGCATTTCAGTTTCAACCGGTAGCCCGAACTATAGTCGGCCAACGGTGAACCACAGAGGCGGCTCAGAGTCACGTCCCAGAAACGTTGCCCTGCTGGCCTGTATCAAGACCTGATCTGGCATTAAAATCAAGCTACTAGGGGTGCATCATGGCTGACATCAAAATTACTGATCTGGCTGCTTACACAGACCCGGTCAGCACTGATGTGTTGCCGATTGTTGATGTTGGTAGTGATCTGACCAAGAAAGTCAGTATTGCGGATCTGCTGGAGAATGCTGGGACGGGAAACGTTACTGCGCCTTCATTTTCTTTTGATGGCGATAATGATACGGGTATTTATCAGCCTGGACTGGATCAAATAGCAATCAGCACTGGCGGTATTCAGCGCCTCCAAGTTGACAGCTCGGGCAACATGTTGCTCGGCGGAACATTACCTTCAACGTCGAACATCACGCTGAATGCGGATGGCTCGGCTAATTTCAACAACTATGTTCAAGCTAAGGCTGGATTTAGAGCTAAGCAAGACACTGGCTATTACTTCATTGGGCAAAGCACCAGCAACGTAAATACGTTTTTGGTGGAAAGTGCCGGTAACGTCAAAATTGGCGGAACATTACCTTCCTCACCCAACATCACGCTGAAGGCGAATGGTACGGGTACTTTTACTGGAAATGTTAAAAGCTTAGGGCTCTTAACTTCCTCGGATACAGCGGTTAATGATAGAGTCCAGTTTGGCTACATGGCTACTCCTACTGGACACAATCTTGGCCATAGGATTGTTGGTGATGGCCAGGATTTATACTATTTTTCGAGAGAAAACGGCACCTCGGGCCACAAATTCTACGTCCACGGCAGCGGCGGATCTTCCCATTTAATGGAGATCAATGGGACCCCTGCGAATGAGAAAGTCATGATCGGAGGCACCCTCCCATCAGCGCCAAACATCACGCTGAATGCGGATGGGTCGGCTTCGTTTTCTAACGGTGATGTAAATATCGACAGCTCGGGCAGGCTCTTAGTTGGTACGTCTAGTGGATTTAATTTTACTACTAATTCCGGGGCGGGAATCTCTCGGCAACAGCTAGTTGGGGTAGGTACTGACGAAACAGCAAGCTTTGCAATTACTCACTGCAACCAAGGAGGCACCTCTAGAGGTCCAAGTCTTGTTTTGGCCAAAAATAGAAGTGGATCTACGGTCTTGGGTACTGTTCAGGTCGGTGAAAACTTAGGTGAAATTAGTTTCCAAGGATCTACCTCTTCTGGATTTGTTCGTAGTGCAGGTATTCGTTGCGAGCAGGACGGTGGCACACCAAGCAGTACATCAATGGCAGGCCGCCTCATATTCTCCACCACGGCGGATGGGGCGTCTTCTCCGAATAAGCGGATGCAAATCGACAGCTCGGGCGACTTACTTATCGGCGGATCATTACCTCTCGCCCCCAACATCTCGCTGAATGCTGATGGGTCGGCTCAGTTCTCCAGCTCCGTCTCAATCGGTGGCACGGCTGCTGCTAACACGATTGATGAATATGAAGAGGGGACTTGGACTCCTACGATGACTGAATTCGGTGGCTCTTCTATTCCTTTTACCATCACTAACGCTGCCTATGTAAGAGTTGGTGAGGTAGTGACTATCCAAGCTTTGCTTGTCCTTACCGCTGCCTCTAATGGTCAGGTGCTTAATCCGGTTATTGCTGGACTGCCTTACACACAAAAAGGCAGGTCAAATTGCCAAATCACAACCACTAATTCTACAGTCAATTCTCAGGGCTATAGTAGCTCTGGGCCTGTTTTTGTGGCCAGAAGCAATTCGTCCATTCAGTGTGGACCGACTGACGCCGAGCAGTTAGTAATTACCTCCACCTACATTATTGCTTAATCAACAGACCGCAACAGTCTCTAAACTACGAAACCATTAAACCTGTCTCCCACAGTCGTGGGTTCCTAATATGGCTTTCACAGAAAAGCAGTCTTACAAAATTGAAGTAAACGAAGACCTCTCTATTGGTGTTCGTCGTGCTGACATCGTCCTCAAGGATGATGTTGAAGTTGGCCGCACCTATCACCGTGCAGTCTTCCAACCCGGTGATGATGTCTCCGGTGAAGTTCAAGGAGTACAAGACGTAGCCGCAGCAGTCTGGACTTCGGATATTGTTGCTGCGTACCAAGCGACACTCACACCTGTTGAATAGCTTTAGCAGTAAACTTTTATTAACTCGGTATTACCATGCCTTTCTCAATTTCACGCATGATCGCAGACGGCGATCAAAAAGTTGTTGCTCTTGATTGGTCATACTCCAACGCTGATGGAACGCTATCCAATCAGCACATTCTAGAAAAGCCTTACGGCGATACTTCCTTCGCTGATGTGACTGAAGAGCTAGCAATAACCTGGCTCGAACAGCAGCTTGCCAATACGCCTGAAGAGTTCGACGCTGCAATTGCAGAACGCAAAGCGGCTGTTGAATACGAAAAAACACTAGCTGCTTACGCCCCGCATCCTGACGGTCCTCCAACACCGATCACCGTACCGGTTGCTGAATCCGCCGGGGAGCTTTCGAGCTCATCGTCATCTGAATGAGCCTCAGGGCCAAAACCTTCAGCCCTTATGCGCTCCTGATCTACATCAGGGGCTTTTTCTTTTGCCTGTTCAAACTGTGCAAGCCAGACCCGCTAAACTAAGGAAACAAGCCCACAAAAAATGCCATGGCAATACTTCCAGGCAAATACGACATTACGCTTAGGCGCAGGTCAGACTTTGATTTGACTTTTCAGATAAAAGACAGCGACAACTCTCCTGTTGACTTAACAGACTGGACTGCAGAAGTTGAGGCGTGGAACGCGAAAAGAACCAAAAAATATGTTGATTTTACTGTTGAGTATCTTGACAGGCCCAATGGTAAATTCAAAATACTATTGACAGACGACCAGTCTCAGTTAATTCCTAACGGTTCAAGTTATGACGTGCTTTTAACCAACCCGAGCGGATTAAAGGAGTATTATGTGGCAGGAAGCGTTCTCGTTCAAGAAGGGTACACAGCATGAGCAGCGACTCTGGGTGTAACGTTTCAATTGTTGAGATTAGTGCCGGCACCAATAAAATTGTTGAAGTTACTGACGCAACGGGCAAAATTGTCGAGGTTCAGACTCAAGGGCCTCAAGGGCCGGAGATAGATTTTGCTGCCTTAACCCAGTATCCCTCTCCAGTAAATGGCGATCAGCTTGCAATCTTCGACGCGGCAGCAAGCGACATCAAAAAGGTCAGCCTTGAAGATTTAATTGCAAAGCGGGCTCGTGATAGCCGCCGGATCTATCTCAGCAAAGATACCAAGGCAAACGACAGTAATAACGGCACATCACCAGAAGAACCTCTGCTGACTTTTGCAGCTGCAATCGCGGCGGCAGAGCCTGGTGATGTTATCGAGGTTTCCCCTGGAACGTATACAGAGGCATCGCTACCGCTTCGCGTCCCAAGGGACGTTGGAATTTTTGCCAAGTCCCTGCGTCAAGTAAAGATCCAACCTGCTGCTGGGCAGGAAATGAACGGCTTTTTCAAAGTCGATTCAGGTTTCTGGGTGTGGGGCCTTGAGTTTGCTGGGCACCAAGCAGATCTTGGCAATAACCAGCAATCATGGGCAATTTCATTTGATGATCAGGCAGACAACACCGCAGCGCCGCTAAACGCAAGCGGGCTGGGGGCTTTTATTCTCAAATCGCCTTACATCCAAAACTGCTCGTCAATCACGGCAGAGGATGATGCTGGTACGGCAGGTTCAGTTTCTGTTGGCGATACTGGCGGGGGCATCGAAGTTGATGGTGACAAATGTGCGTTAAACAGTCCAATCCGCTCCATGGTGGTGGATTCTTACACCCAAGTGAATTTAGGAGGGCCTGGATGTTTAGTTAAAAACGACGGATATGCTCAATTAGTGTCATTTTTTGGCACATTTTGTACGTTCCATGTTAAATCAGAGACTGGCGGTCAAGCTAACTTAAGCGGCGGTGGAACGACTGACTTTGGCGATCAGGGTCTAGTCGCCGATGGATATAGCCGCTTACCTAACTTCACAGGGTCTGCTCGTGTTGCAGCCTATGGCGCTGACAGATCTGAAGCTCCAGTTGTAATCAATCCAAGCCTTGATACCTTCACGACTGTTAGTGCTCACAGCCTTGTCGCAAGTGATCAAGTAACGTTTAGCGCAACTGATGGGACGTTACCAACCGGCGTCACGGCAGGAACAACCTATTACGTGATCGCGTCAGGATTGACAGCCACGGCTTTCAAGGTCAGCGCGACTGAGGGCGGCCCATCAATTGACGTTACTGGTAGCGCGACTGGGACGTATCAGTTTGTTCGTCAGGGTCAATTAACTGCTGACGTAATCAGCTTCACAGCAAATAGAATTGGGAGCAAATCCAGGCCCAATCCAGGGCAGCTAATGTTCCCACGTCAGACGTTCCCGTCTGCTGGGCAACCCGGTTCTGCTGGCAATGCAGTTGGCGTCACGGCTGGGGCTGGATCTACGTTTACGGTAATTCTCAATACGTTCAGTTATTCGCACGAATATGTTTCTGGTGGAACGGTAACAGTTGGTGGCACTTCTTACAACATCGCCACTGCAAGTTACGACCATACGACTGGAATTACAACGCTGACAGCAACTGGTTACACGCCGACAACAGGGGATTCAGCCGTATTATCCGGCCTGAACTTCATTTGTCCTACCCATGGAGTGTACACAATTACCGGCAGCGTACCAATCGACGCCAGCGGGAATGTTGTTGCAGTAGACAGCCCAAGCCTTGCAGGTTACAGGCTCAATTTTTACAACACGGTGAACGGCGGCCTTCGTTCTCCTATCGCTGCAAGTCAGGTTATTGATTTTAGGTTAAGGTCGCAAATTTCCTGCGCTTTGCATACCATGGAGTATGTAGGTTCAGGCACTAATTACAATGCATTGCCTTGGAATGGCGGTGTACCTATTGCCGCAAATCAGCGGGTTGAGCTAAACAACGGCAGAGTGTTTGGTGCAACAATTAACGAAAAAGGTGACTTCGAGATTGGCGATGGAACGTTCAGCATTGATGGAACGACAGGCAGCGCAACAATTAACACTTCTGAGTTCAACATTTCGGGGCTGAATTTTGTTGGTCCGTTTAGCCGCAACGGTGGGTTTTCGACGGTTGGCGTACAGCTCCGTGAGGTGAGCGATAACACCAGCTTGATTGCATCAACTGGAGCGTCAGACGGCAACACCGTTCCAACCCAGAACGCTGTTAAAGATTACGTTGACAGTACAACGGTTCAGTCTGTTGATCTAAGTGCGCCAACTGGATTTACGTCAACCGGCGGACCGATTACAGGTTCAGGAACTCTTGCTCTTGGGTACGACACTGGGTATCAAGGCTACCTAACAGCAGAATCGACCAAGCTTTCAGGGATTGAAGCTGGTGCCACAGCAGATCAGACCGATGCTGAGATTAAGGTCGCATACGAAAACAATGCAGATACAAATGCTTTTACTGATGCAGAACAAACCAAGCTCTCAGGCATTGAGTCTGGAGCGACTGCGGATCAAACGGCGGCTGAGATTAAAACTGCGTATGAGTCAAATTCAGACACCAACGCATTTACCGACGCAGAACAAACCAAGCTCTCAGGTATAGAAGCTGGCGCTCAGGTAAATGTTGCCACCAATTTAAGCTATGCAAACAACACTCGCGTAATTAGCTCGTCAACCGGAACTGATGCAACTCTTCCGCTTGCTGTAGCAGCTGGAGACGCTGGACTGCTCACAGGCGCAGATAAAACACAGCTAGACAACCTATCTACGAATCTTGCGGGCAAAGCAAACCTCTCAGGCGGCAAGCTAGCGATCTCGGAGCTGCCAGACTTAGCGATCACAGAATTTAAAGGGGTTGTTGCTGATCAGACCGCAATGCTTGCCGTTACTGGCGAGAAAGGCGATTGGGTTACGAGGAGCGATGACGGCAAGGTTTACCTAATTACCGGGAACGATCCAACCCAAGTTGGGAGCTGGACAGCATTAAGTTACCCTGCCTCCCCTGTACTTAGCGTCAACACTCAGACCGGCGCAGTCGTCTTAGATGCCGATGACATATCTGACTCAACAACGACTAATAAGTTCACAACAGCGGCGGAGATCTCAAAGCTTTCAGGGATCGAGGCCGGTGCTCAAGTAAACGTTGCGACTGATCTTACTTACACTGCTTCAACCAGAACAGTGACCAGCAGTACTGGAACGGACGCTGTTATTTCAGAAGTCGTTGCGGCTGGTGACTCTGGCTTGATGACTGGAGCTGATAAGACAAAGCTTGATGGGATTGCTACTGGAGCTGAAGTTAACGTTCAGGCAAATTGGAACGAAACAAGCAGCGGTTCAGATGCGTTCATTCAAAACAAGCCAACCATCCCGGCTGCATATACAAATTCAGACGTAGACGCTCATCTAAACACCTCCACCGCATCTAATGGAGAGGTCCTAAGCTGGACAGGTTCCGATTATGACTGGGTTGCTCAGTCTGGTGGTAGCGGTGTTGGAGCAAATCAGGCAGACTATGGTTTGGTAACCAATTCAGTCAGTTCAACCGCTGATTACGGAGTATTGAGCTAATGGCAGTACAAGTACAGCTACGCCGTGGCACCGCGTCCCAGAACAATAGTTTTACGGGTGTTGAAGGCGAAATTACAGTCGATACAACCAATCAGACTGTACGAGTCCATGATGGGAGTACAGCGGGAGGCCATGCGTTATCTCCACTGACTGACGGAGACAAGGGCGACATTACAGTTTCAAACAGCGGCGCAACTTGGAACATTGACGCAGGTGCTGTTGGAACGACTGAAATTGCTGATGATGCTGTAACTGCGGACAAGCTGGCTGATACCGCCGTGACTGCTGGCAGTTATACCGCTGCTGATATTACTGTTGATGCTCAAGGCCGAGTCACTGCAGCAGCGAATGGCTCTGGCGGTGGTGGTGTTTCTGATAACAGTACTTGCGCACAGAGTATTGGTCTTGGCACATCTGCGCTTGATTCAGAAACTACAGGCTGCAACAACACTGCTCTAGGTTACGAAGCCCTTACTGACAACACCGGAGGTAACTACAACACAGCTACCGGAGGCAGCGCTCTCTATAGCAACACCACTGGTAACTACAACATAGCTAACGGATACAAAGCTCTCTATTCCAACACTACTGGTTCCTTCAACATAGCTAACGGAGTCCAAGCTCTCCATAACAACACCACAGCTCTTAGCAATACTGCTACCGGATACCAAGCTCTCTATTCCAACACCACTGGTTCTGAAAATATAGCTAACGGATACAGAGCTCTCTATTTCAACGCCACTGGTAACCACAACACAGCTAACGGATACCAAGCTCTCTATTCCAACACCACTGGCATAAACAACACAGCTAACGGACACAGAACTCTCCTTTCCAACACTACTGGTTTCTACAACACAGCTAACGGATCACAAGCTCTCTCTTTCAACACCACTGGTTCTCAAAACACAGCTAACGGATTCCAAGCTCTCGTTCTCAACACTACTGGTAATCAAAATACTGCTAACGGATACCAAGCTCTCTTTTACAACACCACTGGTAACCACAACACAGCTAACGGATACCAAGCTCTCTATAACAACACCACTGGTTCCGGTAACATCGGCATCGGGTTTGTTAACAACGCTGGAACTTACGCCCCAGTGTTTAACCCAACAACAGAAAACAACCGCCTTGTTTTAGGCCATACAGCAATCACTAACGCTTACGTCAAAGTTGCTTGGACCGTTACTTCAGATGAGCGAGATAAGATGAACTTTGCTCCAGTGCCTTATGGTCTGGACTTTGTCAATCAACTTAAGCCAACGGCATACCAATTCAAGGTAGATCGTGACACTGAAACACCAAATAGTGACGTACGTTATGGCTTTAAAGCACAAGATATTCTTGCCCTTGAAGGCGATGACCCCGTCATTATTGACATTGAAGATCCTGACCATCTCAAGTACAAAGGTGAACATCTTGTTCCTGTACTTGTTAATGCAGTTCAGGAGTTGACTACTATGGTCAACGAGCTTAAATCTGAACTAGCCGCCCTTAAGGGCGCTTAAACATCACTTCACTTTTTGGAGTTTTCCCATGCCTGCACCTGAAACACTTACTGCTGAAGAAATCGCGCAGAGCTACTCTGCCGCTATGGACAGCGTTAACTTAATCAATGAGTTGCTGGCTTTGCCATCGCTTGGTGACGAGCAGCAAGACACAGTTAGCCGAAACGTTGAGCATCTTGAAATAATGGTTGCCAAAGACTATTGGACAACAGAAGACCTTGCACCATTTAATAAGGCAATTGCAGATGCCTTAGACGTTTAAGGATGGACTCAGACACGCTAAAAAACTGGGCAAAAGTTGAAAAAGCTTTGCGGGAAGCTGGCAAAACCGACTGCATGTTTTACAAACGTGCGGTCGCGATTTTAAGTGGCAAGCCAGACCCGCTAAAATAAAAAGGAAGGAGTGCGTCAGCCGTGATTGAAATTTACGCAGCAATCCTAGGCGCCTCTATCGGCATAGCTGGGATGAGTGTCTCCGGGTTTACTAGGCGAACCAGCGAAAGCCGTGAAGCGGTTATTCGCCTCACGGCGGGCGTCGAATCCATTGCAACCAAACTTGAAGATCTTCATCAAGACATGAAGGCAGAAAAAGTTCAAGCCAATGCTGATCGCCGTGAAATTTACGAACGGCTGAATGATCATGGCAACCGAATAACTGTTTTAGAAACCACCAAGGCTAGAATCGACTAAGAATCAAAGGCATTGAAATGAACATCGAAGAAGTCTTGGCGCATCCTGCTTTTTGGATTGTGGTAGCAGCAGCATCTGAACTGATTGGTATGTCGCCAAAGCTGCGTGAAAATTCCCTGCTGCAACTTTTGTTTACAGCACTTCGTTCCCTGAAAGCAAAAAAGGACTGATCCCTGCTGACGGCAGGTGGTTGTTTCAGTTCTCAACTCGATCACCCTTCGAGGCGCTAAAGCGCGAAATCCAGCGTCGCAAATTCGAGGCAACACTAAAGCCTCGGATTGACGCTGAGGTTGAACGCTGGCACAAATCACAGCCACCAGCAATGCCGCCACCTGAGCGGATAGGCGACCTACACATAAAATCACCCTGGAGCAATGACGAACAGTAAGGCAATCTCACTCGAACAGCTTTTTAGGTACTACAAAGGCTTGCCACATCAAGCCGCAAGTATTTCGCTTCTAGAAGAAGATCTAGCAAGTAATGGTTACGACGCAGCGATGCGACGTGACCGTGAATGGTTTGCGACTTGGAGTCAATCAGGTAAGCAATCTGATCACAAGCAAGCATTAGACCTGATTAAAAAGTTTGAAGGATGGCACGCCGAGGCATACCTGTGCCCCGCAGGGTTTTGGACGATTGGATGGGGCGATCTGTCGCATCCAGATGGTCGCCCCGTAAGAGAAGGCGACTGGATCAGAAGGAAAGAAGGCGATGCTTTACTGGAAGGCACAGTAGACAAAATTGACGACAAGCTTTCTCAGACCGTTCCTTACTGGTCAGAAATGGCGGAGAATCAGCAGGCAGCATTGATCAGCTTCGCCTACAACCTTGGCTCTGGATTCTATGGCTCTGAAGGTTTTGAGACAATCAGCCAAAAGCTTCGTGCGAAAGACTGGAAAGCTGTTCCTGACGCGATGCTGCTCTATCGAAACCCTGGGAGCAGCTTTGAAGCCGGTCTAAAGCGTCGAAGGCAAGCCGAGGGAAACCTCTGGAAAGGTGGCGATCAATCACCGCCTACTGAGACTGCCAAGTTACGGCCTGGGTCTCCATTCACCAGTCGGCTGACCCCACACATCACTCTGGGTGAGTTTGCTCTAAATCAAGAAGAGCGCAGATTCAACGAGCAGCACCAGCTAGACACCGCAGCCACTCTCGCGGCATTTTTAGAGCGTGTTCGTGGAAGGTTTGGGGGCAAGCCAGTAGTAATCACATCTGGCTACAGACCACCAGCCATAAACAGATCGGTTGGCGGCGCTAGCGGGTCAGAGCACCTGTACCCGGCACCGGGAGTGGGTGCTGTGGATTTTTGTGTGCAAGGCGCTGACATTTTTGCGGTACAAGAATGGTGTGACCAAAACTGGCCGCATAGCTTAGGATATGGGGCCAATAAAGGATTCGTTCATCTCGGTATGCGAGAAGACGGTCCAAGAATACGCTGGGACTACTGAAATGACTGTGCTTTGCGACTGGGAAATTAAATCGCTTTGCTACGGCGGAGCAATGGAAGACTGGTCTGAAGATCTAATCAACCCGGCCTCGCTTGATGTGAGACTGGGCAGTGGGCTGATGATTGAAGTCGCTGGGCAAAAAGACCTGCTCCATGTTGACATCTCGAACAGAACTGAAAAGAACCCTTATCGATTAACCCCCGGAGAGTTCTGTCTTGCTGAGACGCATGAAACGTTTAAAAAAATACCTGATCACATTTGTGCTCAGTTTGCATTGAAGTCAAGTAGGGCTAGGGAGGGATTCACACACGCCCTGAGCGGGTGGATCGATCCAGGGTACTGCAATAGCAAACTAACTCTTGAGCTTACAAACGTAAGGCGTCATTGCGATCTACCGTTATACCCTGGCCTAAAAATAGGACAAATTATATTTATCAGGATGAGCGAGGTTCCTCTAAACAGTTACTCGAAAACTGGTCGTTATAACGGTGATGCAACGGTCCAAGGCAGTAAAGGTTAAAGCAGACCACTTGGCTAGCATTAGTAAGCCTGATACCGGCAGTAGTGGTAGCTGAGTTTAGGCAGTGTCGGAGAAGCAGTCTATGCCGAGAGTATTTGCCTACCTCGGAGATGACCCACGGAAAAAACGGATGGTTTTGTGATCCTCGAAGGTGCCCCATGAGAGCATCCGAAAATGGTGCTTCTTATCAAGTCGAAAAACGCTACCTAACAACTGCGACAATTATGTTTCTGACCTCAGCAAAGGAAGATCAGGAACCTGAAGAGTTTAGTGAGATATTTGCATCACGATTAGAGGAGCTAACAGAGGAAATAGTAAGTTTTGAAATGGAAGTAGTGCCTCTAAGCGGCGGATTTATTGGCCATGAAATAATAGGATCAGAGCTTGTACCAAAGAAAACAAGTAAGCACAGGTTCAGGCGTCAAATACTTGATGAATGGGACAATAGATGTGCTTACTGCGGCCAACCCGGAGATACCTTGGATCACATCCTTGCTAGATCGAAAGGTGGCAGTATGAGCGTTGTAAACAATCTTTTGTGTTGCTGTAGGTTTTGCAACGGATCAAAAAGTGACAAGGCAGTATGGGAGTGGTTTAGGGCACAGCCTTTCTGGAGCCAAGAGCGTGAAGATCTGATTAATTATTGGATGGAGCATGGAACTTTGGATCAGCCATAGGAAGCATCATGTGATACAAATAAGTCTTTGCACGCCAAAAATCATCTGAATATCTGCAAATAGCTCCACCAGGACTGCAAGCCCTGTAGTAAACGCCTTGAGTGTTGTCATTCAATATCTCAATGTAAAAACCATTGCCGAAATCTATCGCCCAGCTAGGGACATCAGTCGTTGATCCAAAAGGCCGAGCATTGGCTGGCAAATCTTCCGCCACTTGATTTCCCCTCGGCAAAACCAAGACTGCATTCTGATT